AATTTAATTCCAATATTGGTCTAAATTTTTCCCAACTCTTAATCCACTTTTCACAATCAATTATAAATCCGCCTCCTGCTCCATATCCCTTATTTCCAAATATGTTTAAAGATATATCAGTATTTCCGCCTAACTGCCTAATAACATCCAATAGTACAGCAGGCATCACATTTGTATTATATTCAAACCCTGCAATTCCAAATTCTTTATCTAAAATAGAAATTGGTTTTAAAATAAAACTATCTTCCTCTAAAATAATCATAAATTTAGAATCAGACTCTTTACATGCCCAATATATGTTATCACACCAAAGTATTGAGTTGTCTTTTGGCCAACATTCTCTACCAACATTGTGTTGCTGATGATTTCCTGGATATCCTATTTTAAATGGATTTTTTTTAATCCTTGCATTCCATTTTTTTGCAATCGTTTCATAGTTTTGATAATCACCACCATCATCGACTGTTATAAAAATATCACCATCAGAATAGAACTCTCTAAATTTTCTTAAAGAATGGTCTGCTGCTTCCCAGTTTTTATATCCCCACAAATATGCATTTAAAAGTTTCATTTATTCAATTGTTATTGTGGGAAATAATATAATAAACTTTCCATCATATCCATCATTTTTTAAACTATCAATAATAACATCTTTAAAATTATGTGCTAATATTAAAATGTAATCCGGTTTATTATTCTTTAAATACTCTCTACTTTTAATTTGAATACCTGTTCCTGGAATGAACTTTTCTTGTTTCAAATCGGTATCATCTATTACTACATCTAAAATTGTATGGTCTATATTAGCACTATTCAAAAATATACATCCCTTTGCTGCAGCTCCAAACCCAAATATTGTTTTATTATCTTTTTTTATAGATTTTAAAAATAGGTTACAATCTGAAATGTGGTTTTCAATTACACTTCCCCATTCCCTATAATATTCTTCAGTTATGGTTTGTTCTTTTTTTATTGCTTCATCAACTCCCCAACACGGTTGCCAAGCCTCTCCCAAATCTCCTTTATGGGAAATTAATAATCTTAAACTACCACCATGTATTGATTGTGGAACTACTTTTATTATTCTTAATCCAAATTGTTCAACTAATTGTTTTAATGGTTCTACCAAATAAAAATAAACATGTTCATGATATATTTGGTCAAATTGTTTTGTTTCCATATTAGTTTTCCAATATGGAAATTCTAAACACCATATTCCAAATTTATCAAGGCTGATTGATATTGCTTCTACAAAATCTACGATTGGTGGGGTGTGTTGAAATACATTAGTTGATGTAATCAATCTAAATTTTTTATTTAATTTTTTAGCAGTTTCAACACCCCAAAATGCATTATATGTAGGTACTCCTTTTGCCTCACTTAATTTTGTAAGATTTTTAGATGCATCAACATTTAGAACATCTAATTCTGAATTCTTTTTTAAGAATGTTTGTAATAGCGTTCCATCATTTCCACCGATATCTAATACTTTATCTCCGGCCTTTAAAGATAGATAGGTATTTACAAATCCATACATTTCTTCACAATGTCTTGCAAATGCTTTTACAACACCTGATTTATATGCGTACTGTGAAAACATTAAATTTGGGTCTACATTTTCAGTAAGGCATGATAATTTGCTCTTTTTAAAATACTGAACCGTTAGTGGATACTTTTTACAATTGATGGATTCTTCTCTAGTAGTAGACAAATTATTTACCAATGGCATCAATCCTAAATCAATGTATGTAAATCTATCCGAATCACCTGTGATTGGACAGTTTGTAACCTCTGTAACTTCTTTCATTTATATTTTTATATATTCATTAATTAAACATTCTACTCTGTAAGGTGCTTCATCTTTACATTCAAAAATTGATGTTAGATTTCCATTATGATTGGAACCTATAAAAAATTCAACAGTCAATGGATTTGCATCACCTAATAGCTGTGTATCATACAAATATGTTTCATCCAACGTTTTTATGTAATTAGATTTAGACCACCAATATGTTCCGCTAAAATGTGGATAATACCCAACATGCGTATCTTTTCTTAAATTACAACCGACAGCATCACTGCCACTATCCAATAATTGAACACATTCTTTCCATCTATATATTAAATTATAATCCATAGAATATCTCCACATAGTGTTATTTATACCCGTAGTTGAAACTGCTTTTGTATGAAAATACATTATGTAACAATCATTTTCTTTTGCATAATTTGATAGTAACCTCATAGTTGGTTTTTCTCCATCCGTGTCGGTATGAATTATTGGAAAGAATTTTTTGTAACTTTTTAATAGTTCTACAAACCAATTTATATCTTCTATAACTTTTGCGGAAATGCCAGTGAATATATAATCTACTTCATTATATAATCCTGATGTTATTAATTTTGTAATCTGCTCTTGTACTACCAATTTATAATCACCAACCAAATATGTATGCCAAAATATAACTTTATTCATTTATAAATTGTTTTATTTTTTCATAAACGATTTTTGATTTTGTCAATACACCAAGACCGGCAGAGTTCGTTCTATTAAACTTATAACCTTCCAATTCATTAAAAAATTTACCAACGGTTTCAGTAAAAGATTCAGTATCGTGAAACAATATGATAGAATCTTCTTTGCAAAATCCTATCCAATTTTCGTAATCTTTTTTAACTGCTTCATATGAGTGGAATCCATCAATGTGTAATATATCGATTTCTTTATCCCATTTCTTTGCTGCTTCTGCAAAATCGGATTTTATAAATTCTATATTGGATACGCCATACCATTTTATCAAATCTTGATATAAATTATCTACTTCATTTAATGTATCTCTATGACCGGCGTGGTCATCACCTTGAAACCAATCTATTCCATATACACTACCTATTTGTGGATAACCAAAACAGAATGTTGAAAAACCATAATCAACTCCCAAATCCACTACTACATTTGGATTAAATGTTTCAACTAATTTCATAGCAAACAATCCATGACCCTTCCAAGCAGAGTCGTATCTTAATAAAGTTTCTATATATCTATTTTTCATTTTGATTTAAAATTATTTCGTTAAATGGTAATGGTATTAAACTAAAATTTATATTATCAGTTTTTTGTATTGTTTGTAATAATCCATTTGAATTTATATATCTAAAAACATTTTGTTCACCACCTGGTATTACTTTTGTATTATTTATATACTCAATTGTATGCTGAAAATATCTATGCGAAATATAAATTACTTCTCTTGCTTTTCCAACCATTATGTTATCATCAAACATTTCCGAGCCTACCCAATGATTTGCTGCAACATATAATTTGTTATTTTCAATTTTAGTTTTTACAAATTCTATAAAATCATCAACATTTTGTAAAGTAATATCAAATCTAGTTTTTATTACTACATCATAAGATTTTTTAAAATTATATGAATAACTTTCTAACAATTGAATTGATTTATTTATAGTATATGCTTGATTCATTCCATGATATGATTGATTTTCATATTTTGAATCTTCAGGTATTAATTCTGTAAATTTATGCGGTGATGAAACTTCAATTTCTTTTGGTGAAAAATCTTCAATTAATTCATTTATATCTATATCAACTCTACCCCTATCTTGTCCGTACCAAGTATGAATAAAAACATCGGCATTTAATTCCGATATAATTTTTTTCCATTGAGATAATACTTGCTTATATTTTCTCGGTTGTCCATAAAAACAAATTGCTATATTCATATTAATTCTTTGTATTTTAAAATCTCATCTGTACAGATTGCGTGGCAAATTGATAAATCCCCACTAAATCCCCATTCAGGCATACAACATATTGAATTTTTTAATAATTCTTTTCCTGGATATACCCAAATCATTGCATTTGATATTAACGTATAATCATCATTTGCGTGCCAAAAGTATTTAAGATTATTCCACTTATTAAATCTTTCTAATGCTGCTGCATTTTTACAATGTATCCAAAATTTTGGATTAAAAAAGAAATCCGAATACACTTTATATTGTGGTTCATCGTGTCCCAAATACCAACCATCAGAAGTCCACCAAACATCAATCTCTACATCATATCCTTCTTTAATTGCTTCGTTGATATAATCTGGATGATTTTCTCTACTTGGTATTCTTCCATCAATATTTCCTCTATGTGCTATTAATATCATTTGTGATTTTCTAAATAATAAACTAAATCTTCAGGTGTTCCTAATCCCCACATTTTTTCTATGTGAAATGGTTTTATTTTTTTACCATCACCAATTGCTTCATTATAAACGGGGCTAACATAGAACTCATTATTAGTTCTGATATTTTTACTAATCATTTGTTCTGCATATTTCACATATTCCGCACCACTTGCCCAATAGTAAATACCAACAATTGCTATATCCGATATTGGATTTTTTTCAGCCAATTCAGTTGCATATCCGTTTTCATCTACTTTTGTAAATGACCACTTTGGATGTGTTGCTTTAAATGTAAGAAACCCACCATCTAATTTTTGTTCAAGCATTTTATACATAAACTCATTACTATCCCATTCAACAAACTGGTCAGAGTTTGCCATCAACAAAGGTGCATCGTTATCAATATGTTCTTTTGCTAAAAGGGTTGTACACGCTGCTCCTTCCGTCAGGCCATCAACTTCAACAATCTTACAACCAGGTGTAATTAGATTGAGAAGGGTATCTAAATTATATTTTGCTCTATGTTCTTTTTGTACTACATATATGTAATTAGCTTCGATATTCAAATTATCAATAACAACTTGAATCATTGGTTTACCATTTACATCTATTAATGGTTTTGGAAAAGTATATCCGGCTTTTTCAAATCTACTACCGGCTCCTGCCATTGGTATAAGTACATTTAATTTTCCACCTTGCCATTTTGGAATATTCATATTATCTGTTTTTTCTAATTTACTAAATATTTTTGATAACACCAAATCTTTTGGATTATCTACTCTTAATACATTTGCTCTACTTCTACTTGCTGCTAAAAGACCAGGAGGTGAATCTTCTACAATTAGGGTTTCTTCCGGTAATACTCCCATCATACTCATAGCCTTCCAATACATTTCAGGATGTGGTTTAGAGTTCTTTACATCCTCATTAGAGATAATTAAATCCATATACTCAATCAATCCTATCTTCGAAAGTATTACCAATACTGAACGCCTAATTGAGTTTGAGCAACATGCAAGCTTATACCCTCTATCACGCAATTCTTTAAATACTGAAATTAATCTTTCATCCGTATTTAATTGTGATATTGCTTCAATCGTAAGTTGTTGTTTTCTATTCCAAACTGTTTCGTATGTGTTTGGATGTAATCCTTTATTTTGAGTTAGTAACTCTAATTTTTGATTGGTTTTTAATCCATCGTATATGGAAAGATGTTCTGCTTCTGAAATAACATATTTATCACTTTGTGCAATTTCCCACAAAGCTTTGTTTAAAGTATCATAGTGTATTTGCTTTGCTTCAACCAATACACCATCCATATCAAAAATTATCAATTTTATCATAACCTATATTTTTCTGCTTCTATATTTCTTAAATATTCAATATCTTCTTTTTTTAATTTTTTGATTGTTCCCAATTTACTTCCAATGTAATTTATGTAATTATTTGTAGCAATGGTTTCATGATCGCTTAATATAACCGAATCCGGCCAACTATAAGAATCTATTTGTGTTTTATCTTTCCAGTCTATTGAAAATTCTTCAAATCCATTTATTTCTTGTCTAATATATTCTTTTGAAATTTTATTAATTTGCGAAACATAATATATTCCATCATAACAATCATCACATGATACAATTAATCCGTGATTTTTTAAAAAAATAATATCTTTTAAATCTTTTCTTTTTATAATTTCGTTTGTAAGTTCATATCCAGGATTAAAGTAATCTATCAAACTATATTCAAATAAATTACTAAATATTTTTTTAATTATTTGTTCTGCGTTTTCTAAACAAAGAATACAATTCAAATAAATTGGATGTAAATGAAAAACGTACTTTTTAAAATGAGTATGAAATCCAGTTTCCATAGATGGTTTTTTGTATATTGAATTTTTTACAGAACTCAATAAAAAATCGTGTAATTCTTTATCTGAATTTATAATATCAATATTAAAATTTTTGTAATTCAATATGCTATATCCAGATGAATAATTTACATTTTTAATTTTTCCGCCACTTTCTTTTATTATAAGCCTATTATCTATCTTTGTAGAAATATTTCCACCCTTTGATTGTACTAATGGCAAACTTTCTCCAATTGTTTTATTTATCCATTCAAACGTATGTAATTCTTTGTGTAGTTTTTTTATAAAATCTAATAATAAATAATCAACATCTTTTTTACAATCTATTTGGATTTCAGAACCTCTTTTAATTTTTATAATAACGTCTGCTTTTTCTAATTGTACTTTTTTTATTCTTTCCGAATCTATTTTTCTTTTCTCAATCAAATCTAAAACATCATCTCTTTTGTAACCTCTTTCAATAGTATCTCTTTTTATTTTTAAGTCTATTCTCAAATCTTCATCTATATCAATATAAATTTTTAAATCAGAAAGAGTTTCCGCTCTTATTGTATAAAAAGCATGCAATCCTTCATTTATAATATATTTGTTTGGGTGTATTGTAACCATATCCCCAAATTGACCTGTCTTATGATTGTATTTTTTTCTTAAAACCTTTACACCTTCCCTTAAAGTTAATAACTGCAAATCACCCAATTTAAGATTGTTTGCCTCTGGGTTTAGGTGAGTTATCGTTTCCCAATTTTTATCGCCCCTTTCCCATCTGTGTAAATCATCTCCAGATATCAAAGTTGTATTTTCGTATCCGTAATATAATCGAATAAAATTTGATATAGTTGATTTACCTGAACCAGAATCTCCAGCTATACTGATTATATATGGTTTATACTCTACCATACTTTTGCCAATCGTTATGCATGAATAATCCTTCGTTATGTCCAACTTTATAATTTTCTTGAGCCCACCATTTACTAATATTACCTTCTAATCCAATACCTTCTCCTGCAAACGGTCTAACTATATCCAAATAGAATTCTTTTTTATATAAACAAGGATTGTTTGTCCAATTACCATATCTAGAAGTTGTCCAAAACATATCTTCCGATTTTTTTATTTGTTCTGGAAATTGTATATCAGGTTCACACCAATGTACGGAGTCAAGCAAATGTGGTGATGTACATTCAATCTCTTTATCATAATATTCTAATTCTCTTCCTCTATATTGAAATGAAAAATGTGGGTGGCCTGGATTTTTTCTGTGTCTTAATCTAACAACATCCATTCCCATTTCAATTGCCGATATACTTCTTTGCAATCTTTCGTGTGTAGTATTTCTATCTTCTATTAAATTCCAATCATGTTCTAACACCAACACATAATTGGACTGTGCATTTTCAGTTAGTTTGATGAATGCTTTTCCAATTCCGATATTAGAATTCATACCAATAATATTCAATCCAAAATGTTTTGCTATTTGATAATCTTGTTCATTGAATTCTTGAAATAGGATAGTTACATCATTCACCATGTCAAACAATCCGTTATTGTGAAATGTTGTTAATGTATCTACTAATACTTGCCCACTATTCCAACTTAATATCCCTATACTGATTGGTAATTTTTTCATATTTTTATTTTTTCCAAAATGAATAAATGCCTTTATCTATTTCATATTTTTCCCAATGAAATCTATTTCTTTGTGGTTGCTTTTGTGCCCAATTCCACATTTTTGTCAATCCTTCTTTTAATGTAGTTTTATGTTTAAAACCAATTATATCTACCGATTTTTGATGCGTTGGTATTGAATTTTTTACTTCATGTCTACCTTCTTTATAAACAACTTCTCCGTTTGTAATAACTTCCATTAAAACTTTATTAGCATTGTTAATTGTCCATTCCTCAACACCACCCAAATTAATTATTTCTTTTGATGCTTCTGGTTTCACGGCCGCATTCCATAGTGGTTCTAATATATCATCAATATAACTAAATGCTCTTTTTTGTTCACCATCACCAAATATAGTCATTGGTTCGCCATTCATATATTGATACATCCAAATACCTAATACATTTCTGTATTTATCCCAGATGTTTTGTTTAATGCCATAAACATTGTGTGGACGAATAATACACCAATCTAACCCATGCTGTTCTCCAGCTATTTGTATATCCATTTCACATGCATATTTTGCTACTCCGTATGGGTCTATTGGTTTCGGAGTTTGTTCTTCATCAAAGATACCATAATTACCATGTCCATATACGGCAAGTGTTGATGTAAAAACCAATCTTTTAACATCGTGCTTTATACATTCGTTAATAATTCTTGCAGTTGCTACCAAATTATTTTCGTAATTATATTGTCTAATAAATGGTGATAATCCTTCTGCTGCGTATGCTGCAAAATGAAATACATAATCAAATTTATGATTTTGAAAACAATTTTCAATTGGATGTTCAACCAAATTCATTTGCCAAAAATTGACTTTTGAATTTACATTTTCTCTGTAGCCTCCACTTAAATCATCTATCCCCACTACTTCAACTTCCGGATGGTTTTCTATTATCCAATCGGCCAGCCTACTACCCAACAAACCCGCTACTCCTGTTATTAAAACTTTCATGTTCTTTTATTAATTTGTCTACTACTTGAATTTGTGTATAATTGTTTAATACTTTTTGCATTCCATTAAATGCTATCCTCTCCCTTTCCTGCTCATTCTCATTGTAATAGTTTATTTTTTCAATACAATCAAACATATCATTATATAAAATGATTTCCTCACCCTCTATAAATAATTCATTCAATCTTGCTTCTTCGGGTAAACGGTCTGTTATTACTAATTTTCCACATGCCATTCCTTCAAATAATCTACGAGTCACTTCTTTCCAACGACTATTTTGAATAACCATCAAACCACTATTAATAAATTCCGTATGCTCGTTTGCCTCCATTCCATTCCTATTACCAATTACTCCTTCTGCCCAATTTGTAAGATAATCAAGAAATTGAGAGCCACCAGGTCCTCTAGTTGTAACCCCCACATATTGTGGTTCTACATTCATTGGAAACTGAACTGCTGTATCTGCCCAATGCGTAATCCACAATGTATTTATTCCTCTACTTTTATATTCTTCGTATGAATTTGCTGCAGGTGTAATTGTTAAATGAAATCTATTTGCTTTTGGGTAATTTCTTTCAAAGTTTTGCGGGTCATCTCCACTTTCTTGTATCCAAAATGCAGGAACTAAATCTTTATTTAAATATTGCGAATCAAATCTACCCCAATCCATAAACAATACAATATCCGTTTTTGGTTTGGAATCTATCCAATTCTTTAAATCAGTATCATTTGTTTTGATTATATCGACAATCCAATTTCTTTTTTTAAATTCATTAATTAAAGACATTGGTGTTGACCATACTTCACCATCTTTATAATCGTATATAAATGTTATTTTATTTTGCATATTCTTCTCTTTTAAACTTTACCTCATAGTTATTTAATACATCATTATTATATGGTGAATATGGATTCCAGTCTATTCCGTTTTGGATAAAATTAACTTCAGCTGCACTTCTATTTGCTTTAATTCCGTCTAAATCAATTGTTTTAATATATGATGCTTTTGACCACCAAAAATTACCAGAATAGTGTAGTTTAAAATTATGTATTTGATTTAGTAAAACTCCGTATGTGTTGAATTCTGTATTATCAAAAATTCTAAAAACACTTTTATGTTTTTCAATTAAAAAGTATTGCATCATTTTTCTCCATGATACCACATTTTCATATATTGCTTCTTTTTGTTTTGATGCACCCTTTGTGTGAAAATATAAAATGTAGTCGTTATCTGAAAATGATTCTCTATCATTCATTATCAAATCCAATGTAACAAATTCATGTCCTTTACATCTAATATCAACTATTTTGTAATTCGGATTATTATAGTTATAAATTTTTTCTATAATATTTCTAGATGATATATTTTCATTTGCTATAGAAATTCCAATATTTAATTTATATGGGAAATCGAATTGTTTTTTAATTAAACCAATTTGTTCATCGATTATAGATTCTACACCATCAACTGCGTATATGTGATAATAAACATGTACCATTATAAAGTTTCGTAATAATCATTTTGTTTTTCTTGTCTATCAATTGTTTTAGGATGTAAAATACAATATATTTCTTCTGCAGGAAATGCCGTATAGTTTTGAAATCCTACAATTCTTTCATGTACTTTACCACTCCATCCTATTTTATCTGAATTTTTGTAGATACGTGTTTGTACATCTGGAAAATTTACCCAACCTTTTTCATTTACGTTCCATCCCCATTTTTGAATATGTGATTGTGTTAATCCTTCAACGGTATTGATACGAGGAATAACTATCATATCTTTATCACCATTGTTATCTAAAATATCTTCTAAATTATCAATCAAATCTGGAGTAAGATACTCATCCGCATCTAATTGAAATATCCACTCACCTTTACATTGTGAATTTAATAGATTTTTCCATTGTGCAAAATCATTATCAAATTCAGATTCAATTAGAGTAATATGGTCAGCATTTGCTTGTAATTCTAAATACTCTAACATTTCAGTTGGTGCCTTTGGAGTATCTAATAGAACTACAATTTCTGAATTTTCTCCTTTGTAGTTTAGTAATTGTGTGACTAAACGAATAATTTCTTCATGCTCATTACAAGCCGTTATTGCGTAACTTAATTTCATATTAACTATTTGTATAATGCCAAGCACTTCCACTTGGATAATCATATGTAGTTGATGTAGATGGGTTATATGAAATAGAACCATAACCTGGAGTAGTTGTAACTGCAAATCCAGGTGTAGTCGTTCCAAATCCACCACTTCCAATTGCTACACCCATTGGTTTAAATTCATCACTAACTTTTTCTAATTCTTCCTGTATTTCATCCCATTGTGCTGGTGTAATATTATATGAGTTTGCTGCTTTTGAAAATCCCTTTAACCAAATAACAAATTCTTTTGATGTCATAACTATTTATTTAAAAATTCAATAATTTCTTTTGCTAATTCTTTGTGCCCAACTTCACCATAGTGCCCATCTTTTACGACATTATTTGTTTCCATTGACATATCCGTTCTCGTACGAATTGGGATATCAACATTAATACTATGAGCTCCACCAAAATTGGAATCACACCAAGTCCAATTTACCACTTTTACTCCTTTTAATTTTGCCCACTCTTTTATAAACGATATCCATCTATTTACTTCTTCACTATAAAAATATTTAAATTCATATCGGTTTAAAATAATGTGCTGTGCAACTTCTTCTGTTATATAAGTTCCATCTACACATGCTTTTTCTACACCACCCTTAAAGGATGTTGCCCAAAACTGTTGCCAAACCATACCATGATCGTTTTTACGAGCAATTCTATATCGCATTATAGGCGACCATCCGAATGTAACTATATCTCCTGATTTTATATCTGTATGATTTGCCATAAAATCATCAAATATTTGATTTGGTGATGATCCTGATACACCTTTATTTATCGGTGTAAAACCAAAATATTCAGCAACAAAATTACAATGTGTTTTTGCCGATTTTCCTAACCATTCTGTATACGGGCCGTCACCGCCTATCGGAGCTGTCATAGAGTCTCCAAAAGTCCAAACTGAATTCATAACTTATTATACGTTTCTTTTTTGTGATTTTGTATCTATTCCAATTACGTTTTTATTTTTAGGTGTAATTTGATTTACATCCATATTTAATTCAATTACTTTTCTTAAACCACTCATTTTATATGTTCTATATGAATCATCTGTAATTGCTGGCATTTTACTTATAGTTTTTGAATATATTTGTTTTGCATTTCCTCTCATCTGCAACCTTTCAGTATCTTCATTTACAAATTTTCCAAAGAATCTTTTAATTAGATTTGGATTTACATTTGATACTTTTATACAATGTATTATATCTTTTGCTTTTGAAACGAATAAAGTAAAAACAATAGGAGCTGTAGTTTCACTAAATCTACCCTTTTCACCATCCACATACTCATACTCTTTTATAAGATAGAATTTACCTCTAGACATTTTGTTAGCGGATATTACATTTCTATCATCTACAAATTTACGATATATGGGATTAAAATTACTCATTATTTATTCAACATTTTTAATTTAGGTAATTGTAATTGCTGAAACTTTGGTTGTACTTTACTATAAATACCATACTGATTTAAAATATTATCAAACAATTTAGTCATTTTTTCTAAACTAAAGTTTTGTTTGTTTTGTTTGCCCAATTGGAATGCTGCTACTTTGTATTTATCATAATTCTTATAAACATCTTTAATACTTTGTAATGCTTTAGAAATATTTACATTAAACCATTGTGATTCTTTTAATAGGAATTGGTCAGCAGCTGATTCATGTACGGCTTTTAATTCACCATCCAATAATACCGCTCCACTTTTTAAGAAATCCAAATGACCACTCCAATTAGAAACGATTACAGGTTTACCTGTCAAACTAAATTCTAATAAAGGTCTGCCAAATCCTTCACCCTTTGTGAAATTCAACATTGCTTTTACCTTTGGGTGTTCATACAAACCATTTAATTCAGATGCACTCATATCACCATGTATCAAATATACAGGAACTTTTCCATAATCTTTACCTAATGCAAATTTTATTTTAGATATAATTCCTTCTCTATCCAATACACTAAATGTTGCAGATGATGTTTTAAGAATCAATGCTGGTTTAATTTTTTCATCTTTAAAAGCCATTGCAAATGTTTTAATCATCATACCTACATTCTTTCTATCCTCTCCCAAATCACCCTTTAACCAATGGCCTACGAATAGGAATGCAAAATCTTCTTTAACGGCATCTAATTCAGAAATATGTTTAATTTCATTAGTTGCGAAATCATTTTCATTGAATCCTTCAAAAAGAACTTCAACTGGTTTTTGTATTTTATGTTGTTTAATTAATTGACCGGTTTGTTGATTTGCTTCATTATAGATTGTTCCAACTAAACTTACTTTCGCATGTTCGGACGGCGTGATAATTAAATCCATTCTATTACACCCATGTATCCAATCCAATGCACATGCTGTGGTTTCAATACCAGCTGTAATTCCGATATTATAATGTCCCAATGCTTGAAACTCATTTGGAACAGTAACTTGCATATAAACATCGGGCTTTTGTTGAATTGATGGTATTATATTTTCTATAATCCATTTATGAAAATCATCCGAATAGTTTAGAGCATCCATTGGAGTATTACCCCAACGAGTACTGATTACTTTGATATCAAATTTATCTAACTTATATAATGAATGCAACAAATCTCTCGCGTGGTCACCATATCCACTTCTTGTTGCAATTGGTGCTTGAAATACTAATGTTGGTTTCATATTGTAACTAATTGATATTTTTTAATAGGTTTCCAATTTTCAAATGCGCCTTCCATACCTTCTACTAAAGATTGACACATATACTCTCTACTTAAATTTCCTTCTCCTAACATCCATTTTCTACCTTTAAGTCCTGCTTCTTTTCTAGCTTCTCTACCCATATCATACCAATAACGAAGTAAAGGTGCTACATCCTGAAAATCAATTCTATCATCAAAGATATATGGAGTAGGAACCGAACCTGTTGTTGAACGAACCGGCCAAATAGGCGTTACCCAATCTCCCCAAACATGAGTATTCTTTTTGTATCTATCATGTAATGAACCAATCTCCACATAATCTTCAGCAGTTAGTAATTTTCCACTTCCTTTAACTCTAAATCCACATTGGTCTTGCAATCCACCAGTTACGTTTACAATGATTGGTGTACCAGCCATAACTGATTCTGCGGTTGCCAATCCAAATCCTTCGTTTGATGCAACATTAATTGTTACATCTGCTAAATTATAAAGATAGTTTAATTCTATTTCTGTGTATCTATTTGGTGCAAAAATAATATTTGCTTCTGGCATCAAATGTTCTGCTACCTTTGGTAAATCCGTTCCATTTTCATCAACCGGCGATGTGTGCATCAACATACAAACTTTATCTCTTTGTTCCGGTCTCAATGTTTGTCTAAACTCTTCAAAAGCAAGCATTGCATCAATTGGTTGTTTTCTGCGAATATTTCTATTTGACCAATAGAGAACAAATTCATAATCTTTATCACCAAAAATACTTTTCTTAAAATCTTCAGGAACATCAATCGGTTTATAATCTTCGGAATTAATACCGTGTGGTACATAACTTACTTGCCAATCTTCGGGTTTAGTCCAATGTTTTTCTTTATCCCAACTCCAAACTCTTTTAGTAATACCATAAGTTTGTTTTGAAATAGTTCCAATCCAATCACAACTTTCATAGTAATCTCTATTGTATTTTGGGTCTGGCAAATCATCCCAAATGTGATAAAAGAAAAGGGGTACTGATTGGCGAATCTCATGTGCCATTTCATATAACCAAATCCAATAACGTGGGTCAGTAAAGTGTAGGATAGCATCAGGTTTCTCTACCATAAGTAGTTGTCTAATGACATCAGGATTACCATAACCATCAAATGGATAAATTTTTACATTTGCATCTGCAACGCCTGTTCTCTTACGAACATCTTCATTTAAATCCATAACCTTACCGGCTTCTGGATGTTTGATTGCGGCTCCTAATTGAACCCAATCGTATTTATCAACTGTTCCCAATACTAATTGTTTGGAAACATTGGCAATACCACTTGCCATTCTTAAATCATCTGAAAGTAACAGAATCTTCTTTTTTGCCATAACTTATTTTTAAAATATATATGTTTTAATCTAAATTTTTTAATCCTCTATCACACAATCCTCTATGGTGAAATTCACACCATTCACATAATTTCGTTGCATTTTTAGGATATTCAACATCCTTTCTATAATTACCATCTTTGTCAAACACACTCTCTACAAACTCTGTAAAACCCTTCCAGGCCTTATTTACAGACACTTTACCATTTGCGGGTATATGTTTACTCATTCTATGTGTTGGAATATCTTCTCTAACTTCTACTTTTCTTTTCAATATGATAAATTCTACATCAATCATATCTTCGGAAATACTTAATAACTCTGCATAGAATTTTTTGTATAAAAGAATTTGTGCATTTTTAACAGGATCCGATTTTTGATATTTACTCCAGCCTCTAGTAGATGTTTTAAAATCTATAATTTTGTACTTGCCTGTAAATGTATCTCTGATAATCAAATCTATGAATCCCATGAAGTTTACATTTTCTGCAATCTTTGTGTTAATAGGTTGTTCAATTGCTACTAACTCATCATGTTTCAATGAAAAAAATTTATTAAAATTTTTGGGTTTTTGAAACCAATCTAATAATACATTCCCATCTTCTAAAAATTCTACCATTTCTTCTTTAGTACATATGGTAGTATTTCCGATTTCTCCACCGGTTTCTTTTAAATACGCATCTCTCATTCTTTCTTTTAGATAATCTTTTAAGTCAATCATTTTATCAGCTTGTGACTTTGATATTCTTAAACACTTCTCTAAATAATTTTGTAGAGTTTCGTGCATCGCTGTTCCGAAGATACTATGGATGTTTGAACTGGATTCTGATAATCCTTCTATGTAACTTAATTTGTATTGATGCGGGCAACTATGCCACATACTATATTGTGAAAATGATACTCTTGCCATATAACTAATATAACTAAATTTTTTGTATTTATCAAATTTTTAATTTCAATTTAGTTATTTGTTTTTTATCAGTACCATATTTTTCACAAATGTATTTTATATTTTCTCTACCTTCTCGTGTTGAGTAAAGAACTTCTATATACTCCAATGCTTCTTTTTCAGAACATTGAAAATCTGTTTTAATTAAATCAACTAAAAAATCTTCGTACTTATCTGCAGATTTACCCTTTACATATTTGAGAAAATACTTTCCTTTTGGTATTACACTAATATACAACTTATACATTTCTTTTGGTTGTAAAGTTTGTGTTAAAGGCAAAAGGGTTGCAATCAATTCAACCCATTCTGGTTTCATTGAAAGAAACCTATTAATCATAAAATTACTCCATGATTTTAAATCCTCTTCTGAAAGTTTTTCAAAATACTTTGGGTCTTGTTCTGCAGTTATTGCGTTTAAATGGTCAAATAACTTTTTTGCAGCCATTATCCTACTATTTTAGTTTCTTGCAATTCTTGTGGTAATAATTCATTCAATGGTTTACCACAACTTGCACACACATACAATTCAATTGGCATAACCGAATCTTTTGGTGCACCAGTTAATAATCTACTAATTTTTTTAAATCTGTAACCTGGTAAGAAGATTTTTCCACCACATTCACAATCCATATCTCTCGCGTCATTTAAATTAAAATTCGGCGGTAATTGATTCATTTGTTGTTCCATTATTTTATAATATTTAAAATTTGAATAATTGTGCTCATAAACACTATTTCTTTATCTACTACCAATGCATCTTTTGATAACCCATCTGCAATAGTTAAGATTACATTTGCAGTATTACCTGCTGCGTAATCATCTACCTTATCGTATAACATTGAATACATTTCTGAATAATCGTTTAGATGATTATCTGCTACTGCTTGTCTAATCTTCATAAACAAATTACGTTTGTCATCATTTGATTTTAACAAGTCAATCAATTTAGTTTGGAAGTTTGATTCAACCATTACTTTATGGTCTACTTTCAATTCTCCTTTTGCTGATTGTAATTGACAGGTATTTAAAACTCTACGAATATCTGGATAGTAAGAATTAATGATGTCTGCAACATTCTTAATATCATATTTAATCTTTTCTTCATCCAATATCTTACTAACTTGTACTGCCACATCTTTTTTAGTTGGTGGAGTGATTGCGAATGATTGACATCTACTTTGGATAGGGTCAATAATTTTCTCAATGTAATTACAAGTCAAAATAAATCTACAATGTTTACTAAATGTTTCCATTAAGTTACGAAGGATTGCCTGTGCGTTTGGAGTCATATAATCAAACTCATCCAAAATAATCACCTTAAATCCTGCGAAACCTACTGATGATGCAAAGTTTTTAACTTTTGTTCTTACTGTATCTACATTGTTTTCATCCGATGCGTTGATAATCATACTATCACACTTAATTGTGTTTACGATAAGTTTTGCAAGTGTGGTTTTACCCGTACCTGCTTTACCATAAAATAATAAATGTGGAATGTCGTGAGTATCTAAATATTGTTGGATTGTTTCTTTTACTTGCTCATTTCCTACATAATCTGCAAGTGTTTGTGGTCGGTATTTCTCCACCCACAAAGTATGTTCTCTTTTGCTTATATCGTTTGCGAAAAAACTCATAGTTGTTTAATTATTGATTCTGCTAATATTTTGTGTCCTTCCATACATAAATGAGTATCATTTGAAGTAGCTATATGGTATTTAAATTCTTCTTGCTGATTTATAAATAGATTATTTTTTTCAGCCCATCTTCTAATCATATATTCACTATCAACCGATAATCCGTATTTTTCAATTTGTTCTTTTGTTAGTATGCTTTCCCATTCATCACTATGAAATATAATTTTCAATTTATTAGGATAATTTACAAAAATTTTTTCTAATTGTAAAAAGTATTCTAATTGGATTTTTTCAATATTCTCAATCGTATAATTAACATCTTCCTGTGTTATACGTTTTTCTCTTATTAATGATTTGATAGTTACCGGCAATCCTTGCCATTCCCAACCATTTGTAAAATATCTATTAAAATGTGTAAGCTGAATTATAAAATATTCATATTCATCTATTTTTACAGATTTCAAATCATTCAATATTCTTCCATTTGATTTGCTGCTTAAAGATTTATTCGTTTCAACAAAATCAAAATGATTAGAAACAATCGCACTATATCTATTTTTTGTAATGAAATCTATATCACTTTTTTTGAAACCATATTTACTCATACGGTGTTCATTAAAAATATCTAAAGAGTTGCAATACAATTCTAATCCTTGCCCCCAAGTATATGAACATCCATCAAAATATATTTTTTTCATATTATTTTCCAGTTGAACCAAATCCACCTTCACCTCTTTCGGTGTTAGATAATTCTTCTACTTCTACAAATTCAATTTGTGGATACGGAATAATAAGGATTTGACAAACTCTATCACCTATGTTATATGAAATAGAATCGAGTCCATTTGATTTATTAAAAGTTGCTTGTAGTTCTCCTCTATATCCACTATCAATTACTCCCACACAATTACTTAATGTTAGTTCTGTATTTCGGATTGAAGAACGTGGGAACACTAATCCAACAAACCCTTCAGGTATTTCCAAAGCAATACCCAATCCATAAGTAATTTGAAATGTTGTGTTTTCTTTAATGTTTGTTGCTACTAAATCTAACCCCGCATCTCCTATTTTAGAGTATTTTGGTATTACCGCATCTCTGTCTAATCTTTTAATTTTGACTTGCATCTTGCTCTTTTCTAATTTTTTTGGTTTCTTCTGAAATAGGTCTTGCAAATATTTTAAATTCCATACCATTTTGCTTAAAGGTTAATACATCACCCTCTGCAGGTTGTAATTGTAAAACTAACGGAGAAGGTTCTGTATTTTCAGTTTGCCAACCAAATACTACTGGTTCATTATTAAAAAATTGAAAACACCATTCTGCATCTTTTATTTGAATTTGTGCAGGCAATTCTACACTACCTTGTGGTTGTAAAACTTCTTGTGCCATTACTTCTATTTCTGGTCCTAATGTTGATTCTAACATTTCTTTTGTTTGTTCGTCTGTCATTTTATTAATTTGAAATTTCTACTAAATAATATTTACATATAAAATCATCAATTTGGAATTCAACGTGGGCCAAACCATCAACCGATACTTTTAACTTAGCGTTAGTTGCTTCTTTGTTTGCAGTTAAGATTTCCTTAAGATATTTTGAAGAGAATGAAATTGGTTTTACTTCACCATCAAATCCTTTAATTGCTGTAAATGTTACACGATTTGTTGAAATTGATGAATAACCGATTGCCAATTTTAAATCTCCACCTTCTGTAAAGATTGTAAATGTATCTACATCACTCAATGCTCCCTTTGCTTTGATAAAACGGTCTACCATTTGCGATGTCATATCAACTGCAATACCAAAATCAGGCAATGCTTTCAAATCTGGTACAGGTGGAATAACACCTAAATCTGCTAATTGATAAGAAGTTTCAGTATCATCTGAACTCAATTTCAAACTAACTGCTTTATCTCCTACTTTATCTACTTTCAATGCGATATCACTATCTAATACACCAATCATATTTTTCAATAGAGATGTTGTATAAATACCCACATTAAAAGGTGTCGAAGTGAATGCATTAAATTCTACCTCACCTAATAATGTTTTATCATCGGAAATAAATCTAACTGATAACTTTGTTCCTTCTGCGTTCCATGCTACCGATTCAATAAGTCCACCTAATGAATACTTTTGAATGAATTTTAATAAATTGTTTTTGTTCATTTGTTTTAAATTTTATGTTTGTTAAATATACGAAAAATATTTCTAAATTTCAAATTTTTCTTTTATATGTTTAAATAATTGAGTAGCATATGCTTCGTTTTCACCCTGCGTAGCTTGTCTATCTCCATCTGGATAATTTGGATAATTACCATCAAATCGATTTTCATCCGTATAATCCGTTCCGACAAATGTTCCGTTCCAAATAAATGGAATATCTTTTGATTTAAGATAATATGTAATGAGTTGATGATTTTTATACCAGTTTATAAAATCTTCTTCAGAATTATTCGATTCTATAATATTAACCCACTTCTTTCTACCTTCCATATCTTCATCAAAGTACCCCCAAGGAGTTGGGTGATATGGTTCTATTTCTGCCGTTTCTCTATAATACTCTCTACGATTTGGGTAAGTATACATTACTAAAACTAAAGATGGTTTTAGTGTATCCGCCCAAGTTAAAATTGTTCTACTTATATAATCATTACTTCTTCCACTAATTCCTAAATTAAGGTCTACTCCATTTGGTATTTTTCTCGATACTAAATGTGGCCATGTCTGATGATTATGAACATTAATACCTTCAGTATGAGAACATCCGACAGACATGATTCGTATTCCTTTCTTTTTCGGTGAATCACCTCTGAAACCCAATTCGTTAAATGTATAATAACAATTACCTTTATCAGAGCCGTTTCCTAAAATCTCCTTATCAATTCTTTCTTTTATACTCCATTTAAAAGAAGCAATATCGAAATCTTCTGTTGACCAATATTTTAAACTATTCATAATTAAAATGCGAAAAACTTTTTAGCTGTTTTTGTTTCTGTTGTTGCTTTCTCCCATTTCAAAGCGTTGTAGAAATCATCAATCTTATTTTCTAATTCTGCTTTGTAAATCTCATCTCTATCAATATATGTTTCAATGAATTCTATAATTTCTGTTGGGTCGTTATAATCTTTGAAGGCCAAACCTTCCAATCCCAACGGGTTAGTTTTAAGATATACCCATTTCACTTTATCACCGTCTCTAATTGGTTCGTGCTTATATGGGCAATTGAAGAATTTTAATAATCGGTTATATGCTATTCCGGCTTTAACGTGTGCAGGTGTTCCTTTTTCAAAATCTGCAATTGCTTTACCCTTTTGCCAATTACCACTATCGTATTTACTCAATTCTTTGATTGCTCCACCTTTTGCTATTTTATTTACAGGCAATCCTACCATACTTTTTTTGAATGTTAGTAATGAATCATCTATGAATGCATTATCTTTACCCATTAGGATATCTTTTAGAGTTCTTGCCATAAACTCCTGAAATGCTTTGGGGAATGATGAACGAACCACATCCAAACCTTTCACATCCAATTTATCACAAGGGATACCATTTTTCAATATCATCCATTGTGCATATCTTTTCTTTGCTACCCAAAATCCTGCTTTACTGATATATTCTTTTTTAATCTCAAATCTGTGTTTATCTTTTGGAATAAAGAAGAATCTTTCCGCCAATATATCATAGAATTTATTTAAGAATGATTGAGTTTCTTCCGCAATCGTATTTACTTCCTGTGCCATTCTTTTTTCATCAAACTCTTTATATTCTGGGTATCTATGTTTTACCAAAGGTTCTGCCATCATATAAATTGAGTCCGTATCAATATAAACATTATAATCTTCTTTTGTTCCTAACTCCTTCCAATACTTTATGTTTGCCATTTCAGCGGTTTTTTTAATCACCACTTGTCCGGTTAGAGTTACTGCTTCTGCATTATCCACATCATAGAAACGAAAGGCCGGTAAACCCAACACTCCATACATTGAGTTCAATAAGATTTTCTGAACGTGTTGTCTTTTACCATAGAATTCATATTGGTCTGTGTTTCCTTCTTCACCATATTTCTTTTCCAACTTACGATATTCAACTCTCTTTTGAAACCATGTGTTAAGAATATCTGCGATTAGACCCGGTTTGTCTTGCGTATAGAGAACCCCATTTGCTGCTACACCCAAATTACTATCTTTGATTACTTCTTCTAATTCCTGACGGTTGTATTCGTATGTATCATCTTTACCAACTATTCGGTATGTTCCATAATCTTCACCTTTAATCCATGCTTCCGCATCCCAATTATCAATCTTACCAATTTTTGTTTCAGGTGAAATATTAAGAGTCATAATGATTGATGGATATAGAGATGTCAAATCCAAATCATAAATCCAATCATACTTACCAACGATAGGTTCTTTTACATATGCTCCGATAAACTTCTCTTCGTTGTTGTCACGAAGTGCTTGCATTCTTTCTTGTCTATCTTTTGGTTTGTTTGTAGCTACCAATCCCTTTGCTTTGAGATATGATAAACACGCACCTTCCAACCATTTTGAAGAATAAATGTAATCTTCATATGGAACGTAACCAGCGTGGCATATCGCCCTACATAACTCAATAAATTTTAATTTATTATCCATTGTTACCACCAAGTCAACGTCAACAATGTTATACTCAATAAACTTTTCTAAATCATTCTCAAATAGGTCATCCAAACTTCCTTCATATTCAACCTTACCTCTACCCAATTCTTTTGTTGCAATATGATTTAGTGTGTAACTACTTTCCAAACCAAAGTTGTATTGTTTATACAAATTGATATAATCTAAAATAGCTACACCACCAAAACTCCATTTGTCTCTGTATGGTGAGTAAAAACATTGTCCGATACGAGATAATCTTTTTGCGTGTCCTTCACCACATACATTTTTTATGCGATTATACAAATATGGAATATCAAAAAAATCTATATTCCATCCCGTAAGAATAGACGCATTAACTTCTTCGTAGTAATTAAGGAAAGCAAGTAAGAGATTTTTCTCGTTATCGAAAATGTGAACACTAACCTCTCTACCATCTTTGCTAAATTTGTCCGCATTTTTTTTAACTTTTCTTTGTTTATCTAATACGAAAACATCAAACAATTTAGTTGCACTATCATGTGCTGCAATTGCTGTGATTTCGTTTTGAGCTTCTTTTGTGTTTGGTAGACCTGATATCATTTCAACCTCAATGTCAAATGTCATTATTCGGTGGCCGGTTGATGGGATATCACTATCGTAAATATCTACCAATACTCTTGTAGTTTCAGGAACATCACTTTCAAATAATTCATCCGTTTCATCCTTTTCCCACTTACCAATTTTACTTAACTTATCACCATTCATAGAACGATATTGTCCGTATGGGTCTTTTTTATAAGCATACTTACGATATGGAAAGGTAGTATAACCTCTCTCATCATCCCAAAGATGTATTAAGTTTTTTTGTCTTTCGTAATAAATGTTCTGATACATATTTTATCTTCCTACGTCTGCTAAAAATTTTTCTTTCATTTGTTCCCAAGTCAATCCGATTGCGTCTGCGTAAAATAGGGTTTCATCTTTTAATCTACCTTCTTCGTGTAATTTTGTATATCGTTTGATTGCTTGTTTTTTCCACCAACGAATTGTATATTCATCACCTTCCACAAATTTATCTTTCATTACCAATTGGTCTTCCGTAATCTTATCACAAAGATACTCACATCCGTTATCATACATCATTGCAAAGTATACACCTCTTTTAAACCCATGATGATATTGGTCTGCTTTGATACCACATTCTCTGAATATTTGTGTTAGGATTTTTTGTTTGATACCACTAACAGGTCCGTTAGCTTCATATCCCATATTAGCACCATTACGAATACGTTCATTTGTAATATTATTTTGATACCATTCTGAACGATTTTCTTTTAACCATTGATGCCACGGGTCATAGAATTTATCATCGGGTTTTATACTAATTTTACCTTTACTTTCACCCAATGTTTTAAAATGCGGAATAGCATTGTATTGTGAATGAATACCATAAAGAGAAGTTGTTCCAACTGCAATTAAGGTATTATTATATTTTTGTTTCCAATGCTCTCTAAATGTAGGTGATGTAGTTAATGCTGATACCAACTTACCACCTAAAAAATTATAACCTAAAGGTTGTGTTGCAATAATAGAAGTTCCAATTGCTGTACAATTTAATTTACCTTTTTCAAATTTATCTTCTTTGGTCCAACCAATATATTCATCTCTTACACCCAAACTGGTAATATCCGAACCCAATGATATAACACCCAACACTTTTCCTGATATTCTATCTTTAACAAATGCTTTTACATTTCGACCTGGGTTTGGTGTGAACTCCATAGAACTTATTAATTTTCTCATATAAGTCCACTTCGTTGCTTCATCACCTTCCTCAACCAATTCTACATAAGGTTGCATCCCTTCTATTTCTGCAATAGTTCCGGCTTTATCGTTTATATCTTTAGGTTTCCAAATCTTATCGTATTGAGCATGTAATGCAGGTAAAGTTTTCATACTTGCATGCAAATCTTCATTCCACTCTAACCACTTTTTGTAGAGAGTTTGTTCCTGAACTGACATTGCAAAGAGATAATCCAAGTTTGCAATCAATGCTGCTTTCTCTTTATCAAAATCAAAACCTTCTTTTTTTACGGCTACTTCGCCTGTGTCCCAAAATTTCATATCCTAATATACTAATTTTTTCGCATACTACCAAAACTTACTTGCTAATTCGGTTTCAGGTGCGATTGTTAAATGATGTTCTATACTTTTATTAAATTCCTTTGCATTCTTTGGATATTCTCTAACTTCATGCTTTAAGGATTTTAATATTGCTTTCTTTTCTTTTTTATCACCTGTAATTACTTGCACATATCTATGCTTCGGTGGTTCTTCTCTTCTCCAAAATTCTGTATATCCTTGCTTACCAATTTCTCTACGAAGATGTTCCAAATTACCACTACCCCACATTGAAAACACTGTCCTACTATGAATCCAATCGTAAGGGTCTTTTGTCAGAGATATACCATAGTTTGGCATTAAAGCAATTTCTGTGTTCATTCCCTGATATATCCAGTTAGTAGCTTGGTATATTCCACCCAAATGTTCTTGTCCGTTATCTGCGTATGAAATTAGGACCTTTATTGCTTTATCATTTTCTCTAAACCATTTAAATGATTGTCCGATTGCATAACTTTCTATGTTAGAACCATACCCATCATCACAATAGAGACGAGTAAGTTCTAATACATTATCTTTCGTAAGTAATTCGGAAATTGAAAGTGCTGCTCTTGCACCTACTGGAAATCCATAAACCAAACATCCGATGAGTTTTTCATTATCACCCAATGCGTTTACTTCATCTGTTCTGTAAAATATGCCCAATGAGTATCTACATGCAGTCCACGCGTGAGTATAGTGTTTTTTAACTATAATTTCTTTTGCAACCGATGGACTTATTTCTCTAATTGTAACTCTGGATACATCACAATATAACTTATTTTCTACTTTCATATGGCCACTTTAGCATGTGCTGCCAGGTTTGGTTTGTAACTATTTTCTTAATGTTAGCAGGGGAAACTTTGTGATTCTGAGCCAATACTTTAATATTTCGATGTCCAACTTTCCATAGTTCTCTAATCGTTTCAACTTGCTTTTCAGTAAGTTTGCTCATTGGATGTGCTTCGCCCTTTAACATAACCCTAATATAAGTAACTTTTTTCATTTTAACAAATCTATTTTATAGCTTCGTTAATTGCGTTTGTGTATGCAAGTTTTGATGATAATCCTGTAAATCTTTGTAATTCAATACCATTTTTTTCTATAATTACAGTCGGTACTGAACGGACTCCGTATTTTTCTGTTATTTCACTATACTCATCAATATCGTATTCTTCAAACTTAACATTTGAAAAATTACCTTTGATTTCATTCATTACCGGTGCAAGAGCTCTACAAGGACCACACCATACTGCGCTAAATTTTTTTACCGTTACCATTTGTTATTTGTTTTAAATATTCATATTCATCCAATAGGGCATCTACAATTGGGTGTCTATGATTTGTTAATAGAGTTTGTGATGCCATATCTTTTACTTTTGTTGCTATTGATATCAAAAATTTAAACCCACTTTCTCCTCTTGTTTTTAAATCTACCTGCTGTGTATCACCACATATTACCATTTTACTTCTCAATCCCAATCTACTCACAATCATTTCCATTTGGTCCGTAGTACAATTTTGCGCTTCATCTACAATTACAAATGAATCTAAAAATGTTCTACCTCTCATAAATGCAACTGGTACAATTTCAATCACCCCACTTTCGAGGATTTCATCAATCTTTTCTTTGTTGTAAAGTTGATAAAAGTTTGCGTAGATTGGTTGCATCCAAGGTTCCATCTTTTCTCGAAGGTCTCCTGGTAAAAATCCAATTTCTTCTTTACTTACAGTAGGCCTTGTTATGATAATTTTTTGAATAACTTTTTTAAATAGAAGGTCCAATGCAATTTGACAAGCTAAAAGGGTCTTACCGCTACCGGCTTTACCACTCAATATAGTTACTGCGTTATTGAGTATTTTTTCTTTTGCTACCTTTTGTTCTTCATTTAATTGAAGTTGAAATTTAATTGGTCCTTTGGGTTTCTGTTTTTCTTCTCTAATTTTGTCTGTCAACTCTTTGTGTTTTGATGATTGATTTTCTCCCATAACTGGTCTAATTTATTATTCCCCTTTAAATGTTTCGGGTAATATGGGCAATGGCGACAACCATTGCCACAACAATACCCTCGTTCAATATGATAGTTAGGGGTAAAAACCACCTTACCATTTTCCAAATAATATAATGATTCATTATCTTTATTTAATTTCACACGCACCTCCTGCACAAGCTAATTCACCACTTAAATCCGTGTTATCTTCAATTTCAATAACCTGACTTAAATCAATCTCATGTAGGGTTTGCATTAATTCATCATACTTTTCTTTTGTACAATCTTCAAATGGTGCTTGAATATATGTTCCACCATCGTAAGGTAATACTGAAAGTCCGTTGTAGAAATCTTTATTTTCCCACATCCATTCACCAACTGCTTTCCACTCATGCTCCCTGATTGAAACGGTTGCCGATACATTGTGAGTATTGTTACCACTTCTATGCCCTGGCTTAATCCACTCACTATGAACTCTCTTAACTCTTTCTAATAATTGAATTGGAGATTCGGTTCTAAAGATTGCAGTTTCAGGTGCTTTTTGTGGAATACCAATTACTGCGGTATCGTGTGGTCTAAAATATTCATCTTCTACCAACTCTGGATGATTTAACATTAAGTATTGATAGATTGATTCATTCTTACCAACTCTTACTCTACGAATGTAGTAATCATTGTGCCACGCGTGAATGCCCGAAGATGTTCCTAATGTCAATGATGTAGTTCCTGCAGGTTTAACAGTTGTAGTTCTTGCTGAGTGGTTGATACCTAATACATCTGCTACTCTTGCATTTTCAACTTTTACTACTTTTGCTGCTTCTTTCATATTCAACTTCAATACTGCACCACTACCAATGCCCGTCATAGATACACCGATTAAGGCATCCTTTTCAGTTGTTCTTTGCCAGATTGGTCTTAAATAATGGAAATCGGTATAACCCGCCTGTAATGTTCCGATGAATGATGCAGCTTTAACTCTTTCGTTTAAATCGTTTTGGTCTACAACATCTGAAACATTTACCTCACATAAGTTACAGAATTGGAAAGGTCTTAATGCAATCTCACAACAAGGATTAGTTCCCCAATCTTTATCGTTTGATAAATAGATACCAGGTTCACCAGCTCCACTTGCTTCAATTCTTTTCCATAAGTCCATAAAGTACTCTTTATCAATTTTGTGTCTCATTAACACCGCAGAGTTATTAGCTCTACCTCTTTGTGGATTTGTTTCCCACCATGCGCCACTCTTACAACTAATCATATCTTCATCCGTTGCAGAGAATAAACAAATTAGGGCTGCTCTACGAATACCACCTGCTAAAACTGCATCTGCAATATGACAAACCATATCATGTACTTCAATTGGTGTTAATTTATCACTATCTTGCTTTGCATCTAAAATACCTTCTAATTTAATCAAACACTCTTTTAATGGTTGTGGACCGGGTGCTTTACCACCGGATGTAACAAGTCTTGCACCTTTTGCACGAATATCTCTAAAATCAAATACAGGTTTACTACCACCAAAGAAATATGCTTTTACCAATACTGAAATTGCATCTGCCCATCCTTCAATAGAGTCACCAATAAGAAATCGTCTTGTCTTATCAGCATTTGGTTTTCTGATTTCAGGCAATTGGTCAACGTGGTGTTTTTGTACTGAATATCCTACACCCGTTCCACCCAATAGTAAGAACATAATTTCTGCAAATACTCTATAATCATCAATAGGTGCAAATGCACAATTGTAAATTCTATTTGGACTTATTTCAATTGGTTTACCTGCGAATTGCATTGAACGCATAGATGGTAAAACCTTTTTATCGTACACAAATTTGTAATTTTCTCTAATCTCTGTTTCTAATTTTGGATATTTTTTAATATGCATTTCCATATTACGGGTAACCAATTCTTCCCAACTTTCTCTTCTATTCAATTCGGGTCTATATTTTGCATACTTCATATAAACTGTGATGTCCGATAAAATTCTTTGTGAAATGTCCATTTTTGTAAATTTTTTTAATTTTGTTAGTTAATAATTTTTTCAGAAAAACCTGAAAATGTAAAGATAAATATGGAGTGTTATGGACAACACCCCCATTTTCTTTAGTAAATTTTAGAGTTTTTTGAAAAATATTTTTATCTTATTTTTTTATATTTTATATACTTATCAACCCATATTTTCTACATATTTTTTATGTAGAAGTTTCTTTTCTAAACTTTCGCCATTTTTACTTTCTTTTGTTGCTGCCATTCCATCAACCGAAGTTGCTGCGAATACATCCATTGTACCTGTGAAAGTATCAATCTTTGCAGGAAATGTCATACCATCTGGTCCAAATCTGTTTTTTACAATGTGGATACGACCTGTGTTGGATAATTTATCTTTGGTCTTTCTACTCACACTCATAATAAAATCTGCAGTTTGAACTTTCTTATATGAATCACCCACACTATCTGCTTGAATAACTTCGTGGTCAATTGCTGCTCTATTCGTTTGAGTTGCTGTCCAAATTGGAATACCAGTCATACCACTTAATCCTCTTAATTCTTCGTATATACCACCCAATTCAGCGTATAAACCATCACTTGCTCTATTACCACTTTTTAACAAATCAGCGTAATCAATAATGATTAATTGTGGATTGAAACCACTTGCTCTTACTTTATCAATGTGTGCTGATAGGGTTTTTGCTGATGCGAATTGTGGTGGATAGTATTTGATTTTTACTCTACCTGCTGTTTGTTTTACTTTACGAACAATATCATCTTTTCTTAACTTTTGGTCTGCCGTTGGTATATTCGTAAGAATTGTAATGTATCTTTGTCCAACATAACTTTCGGATAATTCCAAAGTATAGTGTAATACATTTATACCTCTTTGCAATGCTGCACACGCAATTTTAGATAAGAACCAACTTTTACCGATACCGGATGGAGCCATAACTACACCCAATTCACCTGGTCCTAAACCACCATCCATTAGTTCATCAATAACTTCCCAACCGGTAGCTACTGAATCCCTTTTAACTTCTTCTAGGATATTTTCAAAGTCATCAATAAAATCTAAACCCAAATCATTTTCTACACCTACTTTAGATGCAGCAGTCATTGTATCTATAATCTTATCATATTGTCCTGACTTTAGTAAATCTACAGATTTTAAGAGGGCTTCCTTAACCTTTTGATTTTTGGCGAAGGTAAGATATTCTTTTTTAACATAAGGCAAATCATCCGTTCCTATTTGCTGATAAACACCCTTTAACTGCTCTATGACAGTTTGTTTTAAAACCTTATCCTCAATCTCTCCCACTTTGATTTTGAAAACCTCCATGGTCGGACTCTTACGAAACTCATCAAAGTAAGTTTGCGTTTCCTTTACAATCCATTGGTTTGCTTGAGATTCAAAGAAATCTGGTTTAGTAATTTCGTTTACCTGCTCTAGAAATTTTTCATCAGAAATAAATGAAGCAACAACTTTAGATTGATACGATTGACCATATTTTACCAATGTATCTACTGCTTCCATTATTCTTTAATTTTTTCTTTTCTTAATTGTTTTTTTGATTTAATCTTTTCTACAACTTCCGTAGTTTCTTCGGTTGTTTCTACTTTTGGTTTTCTTGTAACCATTTTCCATTCCGATTTAGATACATAACTCCATGTGTTACCTACCATATTGTAGGCTTCTTTATCCGTAACTCTTTGGATATCGCCTGTTTTGTTGTTTTTAATACACTTCATAGTTTTGATTTTTTATCTAATTACCATTAAAATTTCTGATTCTCTAATAAGGATGTATTTTTTACCACCCACTTTAATTTCTTGTCCTTGATGATATCCAGGAAGAATTACTTCATCACCAACTTTCAAACTCATTGGTATTGGTACACCTGCCTGTGTAAATAATCCATCACCCACAGCTTCTACTATTGCTCTTTTAACATCTTCCTGTCTTGCAGAGTCTGGGATAATAATCCCTCCAATTGTTTTTTCTGCTGGCGCGTCTGTTTCTGTAAGAAGAACTCTATCTCCTAAAGGTTTTGCTAATTTTTCTTTCATAATTTATTTTAAAAGTTTGTAAATATTTGTAAATTTTTATAATTTAATTTTTTTAATTTTTCAACTTCTAATAAAAAAAGTTTATTTTCTGGATGTTCATAATCTAATATATTTTTAATTTTAAATTCATCGGATGTAAATGTCCCCCAATTGTTTATATGAATAAAATTAACTTCAGTTTTCATATTATTTAATCGTTGTAGTGCATCAGCCATTTCAACGAACCCAATCATTTCTTTGTAATTATTATTTTGAACAACAAATGTTAATCTAACAAAATCTAAATTAGGTATTTTTGTAAATATGAATATCAAATTTTTAGAAAGTATATTCCAATTACCACCAACTCGTATTCGTTCATACGTTTCTTTAGAACATGCATCTATACTAATTTCAGCTGTGATTCTCGGTATAGAATGTAAATTAGATAAACCATTCCACATTTTTTCAGTCCATCCATTTCCATTTGTATGTAAGTGTAAATTTCTAGTATTAGGATATTTTTCCATTGTAATAGATTTCAGTAATGTTCTCCAAAACTCACCACCAAACCCATCACCACTTGCTGTTATGTATAATTCATTTGCATCTGTTAGAGCAAAATTTAATATTTTATTTTGTATAGTTTCTGATATCAATCTTTCTTGACCTGTTGTTTGTATAAAATCATGTCTACAAGATGGACATTTTAAATTACAACTTCTATCATGTGAAAATATTACACATTCTGGTCCCCATTCTAATTCTGTTAGTTTTTCTTCTATTATTTTTTTAAACTTCTTTTTACCTGCTGGGTTTATTGTTTTATTATTCCAAAGTTTGTGAAATGTTTTTTCATCAAAAATAGGAAAATATCCATTATCATAAACACTATCATTTATTTCTTCTCTATTCCATCTATATAAGAATCCACATTCGTTTTCATCACAATATCTCATACTACCATCATGCATAGATTCTCTTAAAGATTTTGCCGTATCACCATTCCATATATCTTTCCAATCCGTTGCAAGTGCATTTCCCGCAGGTCCACATGTAACCCAAGCGTTCACCCATCTTTTTTGAGTTTCATCCCATCCACCAGAAACACATTGCCAAACCTCCCCGTTTGAAAGGAATTCTGCATTTCTAAATGGTGCCACACAAAAACCTTTTTTATTTTTCATCAATTAAAATTTTGAAATATGTCCAAATGTCGATTGTAACCAATCATTTATATCTTTGAAAGCATCTATTACACCAGCTTTTAATCCTACTTTTAGAAAACTTTGCTTATCCAATTTAGGAACTGGTTCATCATATCTATCCATAATTTTCATACGAAGATTACCACTAAACTCTGGTTCCGCTAACTGCATTAATCTACGATTTCTTTCGCAAATTGCCAAATTACTTTCAAATAATTCGTGAGCTTTCGATTTTTTATCCAACTTTCCAACATATTCTAACATACTTTCGGTTGTATGATATGTTTCTTCTGCAAGAATTGGAAATGCTTTTATAATAGATTTGATACCCAATCCATTGATTCCACTAATGTTATCCGATTTATCACCATCAATCATTCTGAAATTAATAAAATTGTGTGGATGAATTCCAAATTCTTCTAATACTACTTCAGGTGTGTATATTTTCTTTTTAGAAGGAGAATAAACACTAACATCTTTATTTACTAATTGTAAGAAATCTTTATCAGAGGACATGAGAACTACCTTCTCACCATCTTGTCGTAGTTGAGTTGCAATATAACCCATAACATCATCTGCTTCAATACCATCATATAACATAATGGTTACAGGTAAATGTGTTAGAAGTTCTGCTAATGCTACCATCTGTCTGCGCATTGAAACCTGTTCATCTTCAGGATTCATATCACCACCAGTAATAGCACGATTAAGACGGATTTTGTTTTTAGCTCTATCCGCCTTATATCCTGCGTAAATATTTTGTCTGCTTTTGGAACCACCCTTACCATCAAAAGTAATAATAACTCTTGTAGGGTTAATTGTACGGATTGCAAAGCCGATACTTTTAAGTGTACCGACTATGCCTCCAATATGGTCACCATTATCTGAAAGATTTGGTGCTG